CCATCATGCGTTTTAGACAGGGTGGTCTGATTACGCATCCTGAAGATTATATCGACGAAAAAGTCGACAAACAGAAAAGGAGTTACTACTAGATGGCAAATAAATATCATAGACAAGGATTTAGAGCAGCAGGTATCGTTTTAAGTAAACTTGCAAAAAAGAAAGGTAAGACAGACTTTGAAAAATTTTTTGAAAATGTTTACACTAAAGATAAAACTGGCAACAAAGATAGAATGATAAATGCTTTAAATAGAGCTATTAAAGAAGAAAGTAAAAAGAAAAAGAAAAAAGGTAAAACACCACCAGATGAAGGTGGCACGGGTAGTATTAGAGGAGGTGGAGAAGACGCTGTAAGATTTTACAATAGAATCATGACAGGTGAAATGGGCGGCACTAAACCTCAAGAGATGCCAAGCAAAAAATTTATAAATAAATATTTAAGACCAGGTAAGAAAAAATAATGTCAGGAATAGCTATACTTAGAAGATTACTGATGAAAGAGGCTGCAAAAGACTCTGGTAGAGCTTCTGGTATTTTATCTATTGGTGACAGTGTAAGAAAGTTAGCTGACAGAAAACTTGATTCATATATTATATCTGCAAAGAAACAAGGCATCGATCTTGATGCAATGAACGAGCAACAAATAAAATATATTTTAGAATTAAATAAACCTCAAAATAAAATGAGAGTTATATCTCAAGGTGATCCTGAGTTTCAAGGTATTATGGAAGCATTACTTGGTAAACGAGGTCAAGTTATAGAAGGAAAATTTGGTAAACCTTTTGCAGAAGAAATAAAAAAATTTAGAGGTCCTGTTAAAGAAAAACAAGATATGGGTGAGTTTGGTAAAATTAATGTAGAAGTAGATTATTCTGCTTCTTTAAATAGACCAGAATTTTTTGATCCTAAAGCTAAAAACATGTATGGTGAAACTGTTGCAACAGGTCCTGAGTTTATAAAAAAAGAAAAAGAAAGAATTTTAAATACAATAAATAGAAAAAAGAACGAGATGGTTCCAACTACTCACCCTAATTATAAATTGTTAAAAAAATCTTTACAGGATCAAGAAGATGCGTTGGAAGCTATAAAAATTACTGAAGATTTAGGTGGTAATGAAAACATGTTTGATTTTTTAAGAACAAAAAATATATCAGATTACAAATCTAAAAATTTAAAAAGATCTGACTATGTTAAAACTGATGATCCAGAAGACTTAGCAACAGGCGGTCGTGTTGGTTTAAAAGCTGGAATGTCACGAAGAGCTTTCTTGGCTCTTATGGGTAGTGCAGGAGCCGGTATCGGTGCTGCTAAAACAGGACTACTAAAATTATTTGGTAAAGGTGCAGGTAAACAAGCTACTAAAGAAATTATAAAAACTCCACCAGTTCCTGGTAAACCAGAATGGTTTGATAGTTTAGTTAACAAAGTAATCACACAAGGTGATGATGTAACTAAAAACCTTGCAATTAAAGAAAGACAATCTGTCCACAAACTTCAGATAGATGAGATGGACGATGTTACAGTTTATAGAAATTTAGATGATGGTGAGATTAGAGTATCTTATGATTCACCTAACAATATGGGTGAGCAACCTGTAGATTTAGTATTTAAACCGGGAAGTGGTCAAACTGATGAAGTAACAGGAAAAGTTGCAGATGAGTTTTATGCAGTAGAAGTAGAACCAAGAGGTGTTAGAACAGGACCAGATGATTTTGATATAGAGTTTGATGGAGAAAATTTAGCCAGCAGTGTTGATGAACTAGTATCTGACACAAGTAAATTAAAACAAGTTGCAACAGATAAAAAACCTACAATGAAAGAATTTATAGAATCTAAAAATAAAAAAGATAAAACTAGAGCAATAAACGAAGATCAAGTAGAACAAGCTGAATACTTAGAAACTAAATACGGACCTGGCCCTGAAGATGTAGAGGACTTTGCATCAGGTGGTAGAGTTGGTTTATTTTTAGGAGGAGGACTTACTGCTGGTAAAAGTGTTGTTAGAGAGTTTATAAAAAACCTTGCTAAAGAAAAAGGCATCAGTGGATCTGAAATGATGAAAGTTTTAAACCCTAAAGCATATCAAAAATTTTTAAATGATCCTGCAATGTATAAAAAATATGATCCAGAAACAGGATTGATGGCAACTGATAAAGTTAAAAAGTTTATAAAAGAAACTGAAGTTGCTAGAGGAGATCAATTAGAGAGATTGATTGAAATGATTAAAACTAGAATAGGTGCTGACGAAAACATTGAAAAAATGATCAGCAGAGCTGTGCAAGAAACAGGAGCTTCTAGAGAAGAAATAGAACCTCTTATAAGAACGATGATATCTATGAAAGCAGGTAGAAGAGGTGAGAATTTAATACCAAGTAACGTAAGTGAAGAAGCATTATTAGAAATGGAACAAATGTTAAAAAATATTAGAACTAAAGATAGACAGATGAACGCCGGTGGTGGTATTGCTCGTATGTTAGGAGAATAATGCCTGGTAATCCTTTCGACAATATTGTAACCCTTAGTGCCATCTACGATGATGATGAAGGTATCCAAGAGTTAGTGGACAGTGGTCAATTAACTACTGCATCTAATATCAATAGACCTGAACCTACAGCAAGAGTTAAAGAAATAGATTTATTCAACGAGTTCAATATACGTAATCCAAAAGCAGGTGGTGGTATGTTAGTGCAACCAGGTTTTGATGGCACGAGGCAGGGGTATAGAAGTGACAAAGCGATTAAAGCTGCACAACAAGCAGGAAACGTTGCAAAACAAAAAGCAAGATTTGATAAGATTGGTAAAGCTTTTATAAAGCAAGATTATAATGCTTTAAAAACTTTAACAAGACCAGCCAGAATAGCAGCAGGAGCTAAAGACGCTGGAGGTATTCTTAATCAAGCAGACACCCTTTTATTAAATAATGTTATTTTTGGAAATGATGTAAAGGCACAAAATGCATTAGCTAAACAATTAGGAATTAATCGTAAGTATATGATTGATACTTATAAAGAAGCTGTAGAGTTTACAAAAGCTGGTAAATCTAAAAAATCATCAGAACTTCGATTAAAAAGATTAGAAACACAAAAAAATATATTTGATGAAATATTAAATAATCCTAATGCCACTGTAAAATCAATGGCTAAAAAATTTAATAAAACTGAAAAAGAAATTGTAAAACAATCAAGTCTATTATTAAAAAATGTTTATGAGCAAAATGTAGTTATAGGTAAAAAACAATTAAGTGACAGACCACTAAAGTCTTGGTTACCTGATGACTTTAATACAACAGATAATTTTTTAGATAATTTTTCAAATATAAAAGGTTTAAAAAAAGTTCAAACAGAAAATATTGGAACTTTAATTAGAGATGCATTTGGTAGAGGACAAAGTCCTAAAAAATATACACAGGCTTTAGCAGCTTTATCTGAATATAATAAATTAACAGAGGCTTTACCTGAAGGACTTAAATTAAATTTAGATCACCCTTTGTCAAAAGAATTTTTAAAAGGTTCAAAGGTTCCAGCACAACAGCTTTTATATGTTACACCTATAAGTTCTGATTACAACAGAGGCTTTAAACAAAAATTAGATCTCGCCTATAAAAATGCTTTGTTAAACCCTAATAAAGATAAAAAACTTATAAAGACTATTGAAAATTTTGCAAATAAAATTGGAGTTAATATAGGAAAAGGGTCAACTAAAAAACTTAATTTTGGAACTGCTAATATTGCTAAAAAAACTAAAGCAGATTTTGCAGCTGAATTAGTTCAAAATTTAAGAGAACAAAAACTTGCTAGACAAAATTTATTAAATTTTAAAAAAACACAAGAAGGCAGAGATATAATTAAACAAATTTTTCCTCAAGGAAGAAAAATAGAAATACCAAAAACAAATACAAAAGGCCTTGCTGCTTTTATGAAAAGAGAGTTTCCTGAAATACCTTGTAAATTATCTAAAGGTACAGGTTGTAATAATGCACAAGCATATCAAAATGCTGTGGATAATTTAACTCAAAAAGCAGCACAAGGAGATGAGGCGGCTAAAGCCACACTTACAAAATTTGGTAACAAAGTTGCTACAGCTGGTAGATTTATAAAAGGTGCATTAGGTCCACTTGCACTTGCAACAGAAGTTGCAATAGATCTAGCTATCCCTCTTAATCAAACTTTATCAGAAGGAATTCCTTACAAACAAGCATTTGCTGACAGTTTAATAAATAAATATCTTTTAGGACCAAAACTACAAGTTGATAAAGAAGCAGAGATTGCAAAAGAGATGGCTAAAGGTGAAGAGTTTGCAATGGCTAAACGTGGTGAAAGAATGAGACCATTCATGGCACAAAGCTCAACAGCTGATGCACAGAGATTAAAAAAACGAGAAGAAGAAATGAAAGCATTATATCCACAATTAGATATGGCAAACTTATCAAACAAAGAAATAGATACGATGTTAGCTGATAAAGGAGTCTACAGTCCATTTACTTTAGGTTTTGGTATGCAACAAAAACAACCTGGTATCGGTGACATGAGATATAATGAAGATGCAGCTTACGATGAGATACGTGATATTATTAATAAAGGTGTTGAAGATGAAATGAGAAAACAACAATTTCAATCCATAGCAGATGCAGGTGGAGTTGCTAATCTAGCAGATGGCGGTATTGCAGGATTATCTGGTGGAATAGATGAAGGTCCACAAAGAAGATCCATGAACCCTGATTCAGGGGGCTTGAAAGGTATACTTAAACGTGCTATGAAGATAAAGGAGTAATAAATGGCAGAAATAGAAAAAGGACTCCCGAACACTCGTACTAAAATTGAAATTCCTTCAGAGGAAGAATTACAAGAAGTCGCTGTTCAGGAAGAAGAACAAGATCCAAAAGGACCAGTAGAAGTCGTACCAGAAGAAGATGGTGGTGCAACAATCGACTTTGAACCAGGTGCAATCAACATACCTGGAACAGAATCACATTTTGATAACTTAGCAGATATTTTACCAGATGAAGTTTTAGAACCAATTGGAAACGAAATGGTTCAAAATTATATGGACTATAAAGGTTCAAGAAAAGAATGGGAAAACAGCTATAAAACAGGTTTAGATCTTTTAGGATTTAAATACGAAAATAGAACTGAACCATTTCAAGGTGCATCAGGTGCAACTCACCCAGTTTTAGCAGAAGCAGTTACACAATTCCAAGCACAAGCTTATAAAGAATTATTACCAAGTGATGGTCCTGTAAGAACACAAATCATTGGTGTAAAAAATCCACAGACTGAACAACAAGCAGGTCGTGTTAAAGATTTCATGAATTATTTAATTATGGATCAAATGAAAGAATATGAATCAGAATTTGATTCGATGTTGTTTCATTTACCATTAGCTGGATCTACTTTTAAAAAAGTATACTACGATACAAATATGGGAAGAGCAGTATCGAAGTTTGTACCAGCGGATGAATTAATCGTTCCGTATACGGCTACCTCATTAGACGATGCGGAAGCGGTTATTCATACAGTAAAAATTTCTGAGAACGAACTAAGAAAACAACAAGTCAATGGTTTCTACAG